GCAAATTAAAAGTACGTTAGTTTTATTTTATCCACTTAGCGAGGAGCTTCGAATTATGACCGAAGTACCAATGTGCCTGCCAGAGGTGAGCGTCGCTCTCCTTTTGGCGGGTTTTATGGGCTTGATCATCGTTCTCGCAATCGCACTGCATAGGAGGCCATAATATGCCTACCGCAACCGCAATTGTATTAGCGGACGCACAGGGAACACCTGTGAACCACACTTTCACCCCCATCGGGAAGGACAGTAAGAACATCTCCTGGTTTGTCGACCGGTCCCAGGCTAACGCCATCGGGTTCTGGAAGATTTCCATTGAGGTTGTTCAGCCGGCTACGCTTGCGCAGCCCGGCGAGTCCAGCGCTCGACGCGTGAATCGGGTCAAAATCGGTCTACACGAACCGGTCCTTGAGACTGTTTCGAATAATACCGTATCGGGCATCGCGCCCGCCCCGACCGTGTCTTATATTCCCCGTAGTTTCCACGAGTTCGTAATGCCAGAACGCTCGGCATTGCTCGATCGAAAGAATCTACGGAAGATGAGCGCGAACCTCTTGGCCGACCCCAACGTCGTCGACGTTGTGGAGAACCTTAGTTACTTGACGTAACTTTTATAAGGAACTTTTGTCATGAATGCACGTACTAGTGATAGTATTGAACTCGCAGTGATGCGAACTCTGTGCAAACGGGCCAAGGGAACGTTCTCCCGGACTGTGTTGAAGTCCTTGGATGATGGTAATCAATACATCAATCTTGCGATTGAACCGCGGTCTTACAGCGATCCCCAGCAGTTTTCGGTGGACTACATGCTTTATTCCTTTCTGCGAAAGTGGAAGGGTTGGAAGCTACAAGTGGACCCGGAGGCCGCTGCCTTCGGCAGTTGGATGACTGCCGAGCAGAGGTGTCAGCATACGAATTCCTACCTTAACAACACGTCTCACCCCTATGGGGCGCTACGGTTCTTTGAGCTCGTACAGCGAAAAATTGAGCACGTGATAGGTAAATACCCGCCAGCTGACATTTTCTCTCGTTGTAGATGGAGTTCCGGCGCTACCGCATCGTTAAGACGCGATGAGTCGGACGTTCTAAACAAAACATCTCGCATCATCACCGTCACCCGTAAGGCTCTCCCGCATTTGATGTCCGTCATGGACACTGTGTGGCGACAAGCGTTGCCTCCAGTCCCTTTCAGGATCATGCGAGGAAGCCGGATGGTGATGGTTCCCAAGAATGCCAAGACGCACCGCCCGATCGCGGCCGAACCTACTGGTAATGCATTTCTCCAGCAAGGTGTAGGCCGCTTCTTCCGGGCAAGGCTCAAGGCATTCGGCGTTGATCTGGATGACCAACAAGTCAACCAGAGATTAGCTTTCGCTGCCCTTGTAGACGGTCTTGCGACCGTTGATTTGAGCAGCGCAAGCGACACGCTGTGCGTTTCAACCGTGCGGCTGTTATTGCCGCCGGCATGGTATGACCTCCTCTCCGACTTGCGGTGCCCTACTACGACCTACAAGGGAAGAACTTATTTCCTTGAAAAGTTTTCGTCTATGGGAAACGCGTACACATTCGAACTTGAAACCCTGATCTTTTGGGCTATAGCTAGAGTGTGCTCGGAGGCAAAAGGTTGCCATGTAACCAGCGCTTACGGTGACGATCTGATCGTCGAGTCCGAAGTCTACCCGTTGCTCGAGAAAAGTTTGACCTTTTTCGGATTTCAGGTAAACCAGGAAAAGTCCTATAGCTCGGGGCCATTCTACGAAAGCTGCGGAAGTCAATACCACAGCCTAGAGGACGTAACCCCTCCCTTCCAAAAGGAGGTGTGCCAAAAGGATCTCTCGGAGCTGATAAGGCTCCACAACCGTTTATACCGCTGGGGAGTACGTAGCAAATTACCTCATATGGTGAAGGATCGTTAAAACAAATCCGCAGCTTTATCGCGGACAAGCATCCGAACCTGAAAACCGTGCCGGAGATCCCCTCAAAACACCCAGGGGATCTTGGCTTGCTTTCTGACAATTGCAAGGTCAGAAGGGACGGTGACTATGACTGTATAGTCTTAGTTGAGGTCCCCCAAACGCTTTACGCCATAAAACCGCGTGAAGTTCTTGGGGTTTACGCCTATAAGCTACGTAACCCGGGATTCAGCAACACGTTGCCGGACGGCCACGTGGGACTGATACCGGACGCACGCACGCTGCTGCGAAAGCAGCGTGTTTGGGCTAGCTCATTGCTAAGCTAGGATGCGTTGTCTGCCGTGTGGGCAGACTGGTTGGAGGGGTGTAACAACTCATCCGTAATGAGGGAGGCGCTGCGTCAGCAC